CAGTCCGTGATAGCGTTCAAAGATATTGTGCAGATAGTTTAGGCAATCCTGTGTGTACTCAAAGGGCCTGTGTATGATTGGTTCCCAAAGATTAATTGTAGCAATACAGCGTTGGATGTCTGCTACTGCACGGTCACGCTCTTGTTGTGGAGTGCCAAATCCATAAAACCTGTCCGGGTGATCCAAGGGCCAAGACAATCGTTCACGCATGCGTTGTGCCCACAAGTCGGCCACAGGTGTGTTGCGCACACGAAAATTCAGCGTTAGTGGATCTTGTTGGCCTAGCGTGATGGAAAGCATTGTAACAGTATATACTTACCGCTAGAAAAAGTCAAAAAAACAGGTACCTTTTTAGGGGTACCTGTTAAAACCCAGGGCCGGAGCCAACCGTTTGTATGCCCTAGGGGAAACCTTTACAGCACTGCTATCAAGAAAATCAAAAACGCATAACCTGGATGCCCGCACATAAGAGCAAACAAGGCCAGTATGGTTCCAAAAAATGCCTTGTCGCTTGAGTCCATGTCAGTCTTGCTTAACACAAACAAAACGCACTTCCTTGGTGGTTCGTTTGGTCAATGCCTCGCTCTGTTTGCCTGCCGTAGTGCATGCGGCTTCGGTTTTGAAGCCTGGTACATGAGTAATAGCCATGCTATCTTTTTCACTCAACATACCAGCATGCACAAATAAAACCAGTATCCAACTCATAGTGTTCTCCTTAAGCCACCTTCATGCAAGTAGTCTCTGCCAGACGCTTCCAGTTCAACACACTCAGCTTACGCAAGTCTGCAATCTTCAGCGCCATACGCAAGCTCACTTCACGCAAACGAGTCTTGTTATCGTCCATGAAGCTGATAATGTCGTCTTGCACCGCAGGCTCAAAGTCGTAGTCTGCAAACAACACACCATCTTTGGCAATCTGTTTGATGCGCAACAGTTTGTCGCGCATGGTGTCCAGCGTCAGGTCCAGATAGTGACAGCGCGATTGCAATGCGTCCAGGTGATCACGCAATTTTTGCGACTTCATGCCATCAAACTTAAGATTGGTAATAAAGATTACCGAGCCCTTGAACTCAAACTGGTCAGGGATGCCTTCACGGCGCAGAGTGCTGGACTCTGACAACCAGGAAATCTTGCGCTTCTTGCCTGAGTCCAGAGCACCTTTCAGCAGGTTCAGCGACACATCGTCAAGCAGGATGCTATCGCAGTCGTCAAACACAACCACGCAATTAGAGTCAGAATACTTGTACAGGGTTTGGTACAGGCCAATAGGCGTTGCACTGCCTTTGACGACCTCGGCACGGAGACGCTTGTTAGCGAGCTTGTCAAACAAACAAGCCTTGTCAATTTCTTGCTCAACACCAAAGCTCTTGCCAACGCCAGGAGGGCCAGACACAATCATAGCACGGATGTCGCCGCTGACACAGGCCTTGGTCATCTCGTGCAAGATTTCAAAACGCTCACGGATACGATCCATGGCTTGGTCATCAGTTTCCACAGGCTTCTCAAATTTCACGGTGTTGTCTTGCACAGGTTCTACTCCATTTACATATTCAAAATCGCGGATGCCGTCAACACGGATACGCACTACATCAAACTCAGGGCCAAAATAGCCATCTGATTTTACAGTAACAAAGCCACCTTTGCTACCTTCAGCATAGCCTTTTACAAGGTTAAAGGTAACATTGTGAACGGGCTTGTTGCGATACACACCGTTAATAACACGAATTGCACTCATAGTTGGCTCCTTTTTGTGCGTTAAAATTGTATTATAGCAGATCTAGATTAATTGGTCAACCGCTTAGGCTGGGGCAAAGAGCTTGCTCATTTCGCGGAAAACCACACGAAATGCCACACGTTCTTGGTGTGTGAGCTCGTCTACAGAATCTTGCATCTGCTCCAGGGTTTCTAGCAGTCCGGGCAGGGCCCAATCTTGCTTGTATTGCTGGACAACTTGCATGGCTTGTTCAAAGTTCATTGCTGGCTCCTTATTGCTTACTATGTCTATATTATAGCAAAATGGGGTTTTTTGGTCAACCAGAAAAATGTAATACTAAAGTGTTACAGTTTTCCAGGGGTCACTGTGATCTGCGGCTAAAAAACGCAGGAAATCTTGTTGTAATTCTGCAACATCTTCGCGGGGCACGTAGAAATCTGTGGTTGGATCCCAATATTCCCCTGCTTTGGGGTCGTAATACAGTACCTGTCCGTTGGGGTAGAAAAACGGGCCTTCAAGTCCTTTGCGGGGTTGCCACTTTTCGTCCCGGACTCCAACTACACGATATCCCATATGGGCTCCTTGTTGCTAAGTCCTAATTATAGCAAAATGGGAATTATTGGTCAACCGCCCCAAATTGTGCGTAGTTCGCCCGGGGGTAGCTGATGCGGCTTTGGTTGACCGTGAAATACCACTACAGCCGTATCTCCGGCTACACGAGCTCCAGCACCGGGCTGGCGGTGAGTGCGGCGTTGGAAGTCATAGCCACCATCTAGTACTTGCCAACGATAACTTTCAAACAGTTGGTCTTCAAACAGTCTGCGCTGGTTAACATTTAACACATGCCCTAGATAGTCTTGATCCCCTGGCCAGCGTTTGACAACTTCATCAATGTTGAGCTTGACAAAGTCATCCCAGATCCAACCAAATTTATCTATGTTCATGTACATCATACTGGAATTGATGTTGCTGACATTTTTTCTTTGCAGATATCTAAAGTCACGCAATGCCCAAAAATAGTCAGTGTGGCATTCAGTTATCCAGCCAAGGTCTCTTACCACCACAACATCAAGATCAAGATACAGTAGAGTCCCATCAAAATGCTCGCGATTAAACAACTGCATTTTGTACCACCAACTGCGTTTGGCGCCGCCAATGCCTGGCCACTCATCCAAACAGTGTTTAATCATGTATGGTGGAACACTGCGATGGTGTTCGGTGTAAACATGAAAACGTATGCCTTGTGGTATGTTTTTAACCAACATATTATACAGGCATTCAACATAAAGCCATTCATAGCCATGTCCGTGAATTACACAGGCACAGTCTACAATCTGGTCAGTACGTGGAAAGTGTTTGCTCATGACCAATAAGGGTACTGGCGCAACACAGTATCAACTTGTGCAGGATATTGTGGATCAACTTTGTTTGTGGCAGTTTTGTGATTGATTGCAGTACCATCAAGACGTTTGAATGTTTCTAGCATAGCCTCTGCATCACGATTTTGTGTTTCGATGCAACTCCAAGCCTTGCTTTTGATAATATCATCGTTGCCAATCCAACCCCAGTGCCAACCTGCTGTTTTAGGAAATTGCACACAATGACTGCGATCCTTTTTCTTTTGAGGATGCCCTACTCCGCTTTGCAAACCTTTGTACAGTTTGCAAGGATCTTCAAACATGCGTTTTTTAGCTACAACGTTGCCGGTCCATTTGCGATCTACCTTTTGGTCCCAGCGATAGATGTACATGTCTAGTGTACAAGTCACTGGTTGGTTAGCGGTGTCAACCATTTGCAGTATTTCGGGCCACAGCTCAGGATTGAGTACTTCATCCAAGTCACTGTGCATCACAATGTCATCATCGTTACAATTTTGATAGCCTTCTAGTAGTGCCGAACGCTGACCGTTTTCAATGTCCCAGTTTGTCCAAGTTTCGGGAATGTCCAAGCGCACCACGTGCAGACGATCTCCCCAGTGTTGATAACGATCCATGTTGTCTGACAAGTAGAATGGCTTGGGTCTACCACTCATGGTACGGTTGCCTTCGCAAATAACCCACCGGTCCACATAGTGTTTGGTAAGTTCCAAACGTATGTCCAGCATGTCAAACTCGTTGTTAAAAAGTGTGGTGTCAATTATCATGTTAGAATCTAAAAATTATTTGATAAGCATCGTAAATTGGCTGCTTGCCTTGCTCGGCTAGGTATTCAACAATGCGACGGCCTTTGCCTGTTCTGCGATTGTCTTCTAAAAATCTAGCATTGTCATCAATGGCCACTATAGCACCAGGTTTGATGTGAGGTTCAATGGCTTGAAATTCTCGTAGGTGATGTTCGGCACTGTCATGGTCGTTTTTCCATTTGACGTCCCAGCTATCTAGATAAAACAGATCCACCCGGCCAAGATCAGTTTGCTGTGACAACCAAGCTACGCTGTCACTGCAACTGGCACGAAAACAAGGATTGGGCAACACAGCCTGTGCAATGTCCACTGCCGCAGGATCAATGTCCACAGATCTCACTGAGCCGCCATGGTGTTCTACAAATTCCACAAACAACTTTGCGCTCTGTCCGTCTTTCCAGTTACCTGGATTGCGCAGGGTTCCCGTTTCTACAATGTGGTATTCAGATTGCTGAAGACTTTCTAAGTAGGCAAATATCAAGTTAAAGCCATCTGCACGACAATACAAGCCTTCATGTAGGCCACGTTTGGATCCACTGGTGTTTGAGTTCAAGCGATCAAAATAATTGTCGCGATAATGTTTAAGCCATGTCATGAAGATATTTAAGTTACCAAGTACTGCTATTGTCAAAATCCGGTTTGTCTACTAGCCAACATCGTCCAGCTCTGCGTACTTTGAGATTGAGTTCGCCAAAAAATTCCCATACAGCTTGTTGTACTCCTGGGTGGCCTTTGGTGTAGTCATCCCCGCCAAATTGGCCGCCTGGTCGTATTTTGGGCCACCAAGCATGGAGATCTTGTATCACGCAATCGTAAGTGTGACCAGCATCGACATAACAGAAGTCCACAGAGTGCTCATCAAACCAATCTGCCGCATCCCAGCTCAAACTTTTGATAGGTACAATGAGATCCAGCACTGGTGCTACATTGTGTTCAAACACCTGCTCCAATGTTTGAGATTTTATTATGTCTTGGTCAACCAGTTCTACGCCTCCATCCCAAGTGTCTACACAATAAAAATCTCCAAACTTGTTTCTTTGCAACAGTTCAACAACACAATAGGCTGTGCTTTTTCCGGTCCAAGAGCCAAGTTCGACCCAACGGCCGCCTTGTGGAAATGAGTCTAACACAATGTCTAACATCACTGTGTTTTTGTGACTCATGAACCCATCAATGTCTTGATAAAAGTGATGCATTTTGTATTTACCCGTAATATTAGTCTATAAATATCTGCATGAAGATCGTACTTGTTACCGGCGGCTTTGATCCGCTACATTCGGGACACCTTGCCTATTTCAAAGCCGCAAAAGCATTGGGAGACTGGCTTGTAGTTGGGCTTAACTCAGACGCATGGTTAACTCGCAAAAAAGGTCGCCCATTCATGCCTTGGAATGAACGCTATGCTGTGATCAATTCGTTGAGTATGGTAGATGAAGTTGTGATCTACAATGACAATGACGGATCTAGTTGTGACGCTATCATCAAAGTTCGTGAACAATATCCAGACGCAGAAATTGTCTTTGCCAATGGTGGTGATCGCACTGACAAAAACATTCCAGAAATGAGTGTCAGCGATCCCAATGTAACATTTGCTTTTGGTGTAGGCGGAACTAACAAAGCCAATTCAAGTAGTTGGATACTTGAAGAATGGAAAAAGCCCAAGACTGAAAGGGCCTGGGGTTACTATCGTGTGCTACACGAAGTGGGCCCACAAACCAAATTAAAAGAACTCACTGTGATGCCCAAGACTTGTTTGAGTATGCAACGTCATGACCAACGTGCAGAATTTTGGTTTGTTGCCGAAGGTGAAGCCACAGTGTACACACTAGATTCTACCACAACTGATGCCGAAGTTAAATGTTCAATGACCATGCATGAGTCTACGTTTATTTCTGTAAACGAGTGGCACCAGCTCTGCAACGAAACAGATCAGCCCTTGAAACTGATTGAAATACAATACGGTGATAACTGTGTTGAGGAAGATATCGTACGCCGATGAAAGATATCGTACCTGTATTTGTAGGTTATGATCCACGAGAAGCCATTGCTTACCATGTTTGCGTAAACAGTATTATACGCAATGCATCAGCGCCTGTGGCCATCATGCCTGTGGCCTTGAACTTGTTCAAAGACTATACAGAAACACACACTGACGGAAGCAATCATTTTATCTACACAAGGTTTCTAGTACCTTATCTCATGCACTTTACTGGACGAGCTATCTTTATTGATGGTGACATGATAGTGCGTGGCGACATCATTGAGCTTTACAACAGCATCGGCTTGGACAAAGATGTTGCTGTGGTCAAACATGATTACAAGACCAAGATGACTGAAAAGTATCTGGGCAGTAAGAACGAAGATTATCCACGTAAAAACTGGAGTTCAGTCATAGTGTGGAACTGCGGTAGCTTTCCCAATCGTCGACTCACTCCCGAATACATTATGAAGGCCAGTGGCGCCGAACTGCATCGCTTTACCTGGATTGATGATAGCCGCATTGACGAACTACCAAAAGAATGGAATTGGTTGCCTGATGAATACGGGCCAAACCCCGACGCCAAGCTCTTGCATTATACCTTGGGCACTCCATGCTTCCACGAGTTTGCTGACACACCACAGGGTGACGAGTGGCATCGAGAACGCATACTAACAGAATACTGCCAGCAAAGGAACATCCTATGACCAATTTTATTTTTCTTAGCAAAGGCGGCGAAGATGAATACATCAACATGCTGGCTAAGAGTGCGGGCCAGGAGCCCACAGACACAGATTTTTTTGATTACAAATATGATGTAGTGCAAGATGGTATGACGCCAGTGCTACGTGGTATTTTGAAATACAAAATCATGCAAAAATGTCTAGCTGATGGCAAAGATTTTTACTATGTTGATTCTGGCTATGTTGGTAACAACATCAGTAGACACAATCGCATGGGCAACAAACTGTACCATCGCATTGTTAAGAACGATTTGCAACACACAGAAATACGCCAGCGTCCCAATGATCGCTGGAAGGTGCTGGATATCAAATTGCAACCAAGAAAATTTGGTAGGAAAATTGTTGTTGCGGCGCCAGACGAAAAGCCCTGCAGATATTATGGAATCAATCAAGAACAATGGGTACAACAAACAGTTGATGAACTCAAAAAATACACCGACCGCCCCATAGTGGTACGCCAACGAGCGCCAAAACGAATCGATCGTGTAATGACTGCCCCGTTAACTCAAGTACTGGCAGACGATGTTCATGCACTCGTGACATTTAACAGCGTTGCGGCAGTGGAATCTATACTGGCAGGTGTACCAGCATTTGTGTTGGCTCCTAGTCACATAGCACAACCTGTTTCCAGTACTCAACTAAGTCAAATTGAAAACCCTTACTGGGCAGATCAAGACAAATTAGATGCATGGTGCCACAGCATGGCCTATGGTCAATATCATGTGCGTGAACTGCGTGATGGTACCGCTTTTAGAATGATGCAAGAACAATGAAAGTTGTAAGCTATTTGGCCACGTTGCCAAGAAAAGAACAATACACAACTGAGGAAAGCCTCAAAGCTGCCACAGACAAACTCAATACTTTGAAGTTTTTTATTCAAGGTGTGCAGGCCTGCGGTGATGAAGGCGTAATTGTACATGACTTTAACTATCAACCCAGCGACGTGGCCGTGATGTTGGGCTGGGTTCATGAACATGGAAAATCTGCACCGCACTTGCAACTGCGTCAACAGATCTTAGACGGGCAAAGAACCTATAATGGTCGCACCGTGATTGCTGACAGTAATCTTTTCCTATACAAAAACACAGCCAATCCTGGATATTGGTTGCGTTACAGTTTTGATGGTGTGTTCCCCAACACTGGCGAATACTGTGATGCCGCACCTGATCCAGCTCGTTGGCTAGCGGTACAACAAAATCTCAATGTACATCTCAAACCTTGGCGCACACAAGGCAATCACATCTTGTTGTGTTTGCAACGTGATGGCGGTTGGAGCATGGGCGGATTTGAAGTGTTGGACTGGGCAGTAAAGACCATAATGCAACTACGCAGATACACCAAACGACCCATTAGAATACGTGCGCACCCTGGAGACAAGCGAGCTAAAAAATACTGTGACCGTTTGATGAAACTGTGCATTGGTCGCAGATTGCTCAACGTTGAACTCAGCGCACCTGATACGTCTTTGGAACAAGATTTGAAAAACTGCTGGGCAGTGGTCAATCACAACTCCAGTCCCACAGTAGGCGCGGCAATTGAAGGCATTCCAGTATTTGTTACTGACCCTGAGCGCAGTCAAGTACGTGAAATTGCCGAAACAAGATTAGACAAGATAGAAACTCCTATAACACCTGATCGTGATGCATGGATACAACGCATTAGTCAGTTTCACTGGAGTCACCAAGAGCTTAGAGATGGTACTGCTTGGGCGCACATGAGAAAGTTTGTGGAAAAATGATAGAAATTATTACCAGTTTTGATCAACGCTACTATGATCTAATAGGCAAGGACTGCGTGAGTAGTTTTTTGGAAAATTGGGATCCACAGTTTCAATTAACTTGTTACGTGGAAGGTTTTGAACTGCCCACACATTCAAGAATCAAACAAGTTGACTTTAATCAGCATGCAGATCCTGAGTATCATCGTTTGCAACAAGACACTGATTATGGTGTGCAAGTTAAAAAGTTCAGCAAGAAAGCATTCAGCGTGATACATGCCATGTACCACAGCACCGCAGATTGGATCTTGTGGTTAGACGCTGACGTGGTTACCATGAAGTCTTTGCCAGCTCACTTAATCTTAGATTGTATGCGACCCGAAGATCTCAGCATGTACATGGGTGTAACATACACTACAGACAAATCAGGCAATCCTGGATTATGGCTTGTGCCTGAAACAGGTGTGTTTGCTGTAAACACCCGCCATGAAAAATTTGATGCTTTTAGAAATGAGTATCGTAGACGCTATGTTGAACGTGATCACGCAGACCTGCGTAGATTCTATGACAACGATGTGTTTGGGGCCGCAATCAATCTTGCGGCTGCCCCAGTCTATGACTTGTGCGAAGGATTTGCCAAACCTTACAAAACACCTTTGCCACACACTGTACTAGGCGAGTATCTCATACACTACAAGGCCAAGCACAGCAAGGCTGAGTATCAAGCAGACCAGTAACTTTCTGTGCGTGGCTGAATAAGATCTTTAGCCATGCTACGGCCAGTTTCTTTGCGTTTGCCTTTGAGGTGATCAAGATACGCACCCCAGGCTGTGTTAATCAAAGGATGGCCTTCGCCCTTGATCAATCCATGACTCCAATTTAATTGACGCCATTTAGGGTGAGCGGCTTGTACTTCGTTACGTGTCTCATCAAACACCCAGCAGTCATTCCATTCGGCCATGGTCATTAAACGTCCTGAATCGTATGCTAGCTGAAACTCACTTAACCATGTACGTGTTACAGAGTCACGTAAATTCATACCATACAAGCCACATTCACTAAACTTGCGTTCGCGTCCCAAGTATGCCAGGCCAATTTTGGGTGGCATTTGACTGTCAATAAAGTCAGTGGTGATGGGTGTGTGACATACCATGTCTGCATCCATCCAGAACAACACATCAGCATCACAGTTTGCCGCACAGTGGCACACTGAATAGGCTTTGTGGCTGAATCGTATGGCATCCCAACGGAAGCCTAATCCAGGTGCTTTGCCTTTGCGATCCGCAGGTCCTGTGGCCACTAGGCCACGTGCTCTAGGGTCATTACCCCAACGCTGTTTAAAGGCTACAATTTCTGGACTAACTGCATGCAAATCTCTAACATGCAGGTTAGGTGCGCTTTGACGTATTGCACAATCCTCAGTGTAAACGTACAAGTCAATTTCTCGGGGCCAGTTCTGTAAGAATGTATCAATCATGCGACTAGCATAGCGTTCGTAACCGCTGGCATTGAATGTTGTAACAACTGCGTATTTCATTTGGGTATCCATATTGTGTTTGTTTTACTTTTAACTGGCGCAGGCTCATAGGGTCCACACAAGTCATTTAGCCATTGTTGATGTTGCTCGCGCTTGCCGTTGTCTTCCAACAGCAACCAAGGTCTATTGCGACGTATTGTTTCTCGACTGCCTTCTAACACAGCATCTTCAAAACCTTCAACGTCAATTTTGATCCAATCCACACAGTCAAAATTGTACTGGTCTAGTGTAACAAGCTCTCCGGTGTGTGGCTCAAATTCAGGATGTGGTTCAAAACTGTTAACCTGTTTACATACACCGCACTTCAGACTCTGCAATGCAAATATTGCTGTTTGAGGCACGTTACTGATGCCCAGGCAATAGAGTTCAACGTTTTTGTAGTTTTCTAAATTGCGTTCCAGCACTTCAAAATTTTTGCGCACTGGCTCAAAACATATCACACGCTCAAACAGTTCTGCTGAAGGTTTGGCAAAGATGCCAATGTTGGCACCAATGTCAATCATGGTTCGTTTGCGTGGTATGTTTTGGTACACATAGTACCGATATCGTTGCTGGTAATGTACGTCCACAACATCTTGCAAGCGTTCGCTGAAAAATCCATTGGGCGGTTCAGGCGAATACCAGTGTGAATTTATTTTGTGCATATATAACTATTTAATCACAATGAAGATCAGTCTGTTTAATAATTTTGGCGCTAAAAATTCAGTGCCTGTTTTTCAAGCCATTGCCCAGGGGCTAGTGTCCCTGGGCCACACAGTGACCTATCACGACTCTACAGCCGATGTGGCTGTGATATGGAGTATGCTGTGGACTGGGCGTATGCGTCCCAATCAAGAAGTGTACGAAACATTTAGACGTCAGGGCAAGCCAGTTGTAGTTGCTGAAGTTGGCATGATACAACGTGGGCGCACTTGGAAGATTGGCGTCAATGGCACTGGTATCAACAGTTACAACTTTGACAATCCCATTCCCAACCGTGCGGCTGCACTGGGATTGAATTTGAAACCTTGGAGATCGGGCACAAACATTGTGATAGCCATGCAACGTCACGACAGTCAGCAATGGGCAGGATTACCTAACGTAAATGCATGGATAGCCGACATTGTAAAACAAATCAAACAATACAGCAACCGTCCTATCATAGTGCGCCCGCATCCACGCGGCACTTGTCCAATGCCCCAGGGCTGTTTGATTGACAAACCTAAAATGACCCACGGCACCTATGACGACTTTGACTTTGATCGAGTGTTAAGCAACGCCCATTGTGTGTTGAATTGGAATTCAGGTCCGGGCCCGCAAGCACTGATTGCAGGTGTTCCAGCGTTTGTTGGGCCCAACAGCTTGGCCAGTACCATTGCCAATTGGAATCTAGCACAAATAGAAAATCCTCCACGTCCTGATCGTACAGCATGGCTAGAACAACTAGCACACACTGAGTGGACTGTGGAGGAAATCAGGTCTGGGCTACCGTTTACACGCTTAGTCTTTTGATATCAGCATCAACCATATCACGGATCATGGTTTCAAAATCTGTGCGTGGTTTCCAACCCAACAATTCTCTTGCACGACTTGAGTCGCCACACAAACTGTAGAGTTCGGCCGGACGTTTGAATCTTGGATCACTCTTGACCAAGTGTTGCCATTCTGTGATACCTGCATGTTCAAATGCCACACGACAGAGATCACCAATGGTGTGTTGTTGCCCTGTGGCAATAACATAATCACGTGCAGTGTCTTGTTGCAACATCAACCACATGGCTTCTACAAAGTCGCCAGCAAAGCCCCAATCTCTAGCACTGTCTAAATTACCTAGCGTAACTGAGTCAGCTAGTCCCAGTTTGATACGTGCCACGGCGTCTGTTACCTTGCGTGTCACAAACTCACGGCCGCGCAATGGGCTTTCGTGATTGAACAAGATACCCGAGCAAGCATACAAGCTATAACTTTCCCGGAAGTTAATGGTCATCCAGTGTGAGTACAGTTTGCTTACACCATAAGGACTGCGTGGACGAAATGGTGTAGTCTCACCTTGTTGTCCAGGCTCTGTGGCATTGCCAAACATTTCACTTGTGCTGGCTTGATAAAAACGAGCATTGGGATTGTGTTGACGTATTGCATTGAGCAAGTTCAGTGGACCCATGCAGTTTACTTCGGTAGTGAGCTTGTTCAAGTCCCAACTCACCCCAACAAAACTCTGCGCGGCAAGGTTGTAGACTTCTTGTGGCTTGATAGTCTGCATGATATGGTTCATGCAGTTTTCATCTGTAATGTCGCCAGTTACAAGTTCAATGTCGTTTTCAATTCCCAACCACTTGATGTTGTCAAGATTGGGATTAGAATAACGTTTGACTAGGCCATATACATGATAGCCTTTTTCAACAAGATATTTTGCGAGATACGGGCCGTCTTGGCCCGTCATCCCAGTTACAAGAGCAGTTTTCTTCATACTGCTATTTACGGTACTGTTAGAACAGGTCTACTTTTTCCCAAGGCAATAAATCTTTGCCAAAATGTCCGTAATTTGTAGTCTTGCTGTAGATTGGGCGGAACAGATCAAAGTATTTGATGATGCCCATGGGTGTCAAGTCAACAATAGTAGGTATTGTGGCTGTTAAGTGTCTTGAAAGTTCTTTATCTTCGCACTCGACATAGAAGCTCATGGGATCTTTCATACCAATAGCATAACTGATCTGGCACGTTGCCCAAGATGCTTGTCTACTAGCAACAATGTTCTTGGCAATGTAACGCATCATATATGCGGCCGAACGATCAACTTTAGTAGGATCTTTGCCCGAGAAAGCCCCTCCACCATGTGGGCTATACCCGCCATAAGTGTCAACAATAATCTTCCGACCTGTAAGACCAGTATCGCCATCAGGACCTCCAATAACAAAACGACCAGTGGGGTTGATGAAAAATTCTGTTTTGGAGTCAACATATTTTTGTGGGAGAACTGCGCGAATAATTTCGCTTACTGCCAAACGCAGAGCATCAATGCTGATGTCATCTGTGTGTTGTGTGGAACAAACTACTTTGGCAATGCGTTTGGGTGTGCCGTCGTCGTTGTATTCAAATGTAACTTGTGATTTAGCATCCGGACCCAAGAATGTTACTGTGCCAATTTTTCTCAGCCTTGCAAGTTCTTCAACAATTCTATGACTCCAGTAAATTGCGCTGGGCATGTAATTGTCAGTTTCGTTACAAGCATAACCAAACATCAGTCCTTGATCACCAGCACCAAATGTATCTGTGCCCAGGGCAATGTCTGCACTTTGTCCATGCAACAAGTTTGTGATTTCCAATGTGCGCCAGTCAAACCCTGCTTGCTCGTAGCCAATGTCTTTGACAACTTTTCGCACTGCTGAGTCAACTTCTTCAGTGTGCAAAATGCCTTTGTATTCGCCAGCAACCACAACACGATTGGTAGTTACCAAGGTTTCGCATGCACAACGAAGTGCAGGATCTTGTTTGGCCATCACAATGTCCAGCACTGCATCGCTAATTGCGTCGGCAACTTTGTCTGGGTGACCTTCACTCACAGACTCACTTGTAAACAAATAACTCATATTTTCCTTAAATTTGAATATCTTCCATACCCGCGGTACGCAAACGAACCACATGTCCCATTTGCCACTGCTTGGTATCCAAACCTTTCATAATGCCTAACCATTTGTTACGCAACAAGGCCACTTCGTTGATGATAGTTTCAAAGTCAATAACTTCGTCTTCACCGTCAACGTATTTTTCAGCATCCCTACTAGTTAGCGCACGAGCATAGGCTTCCAAATACTTTTGAAAATGTCGACGTCTAATCTTGCGTAGTTGAATGTTGAGATAGTTTAAAACTGCTTCAATCTCTTGCAGTTGGTTAAATCTATGTTCGGTAATGCCAGGCAAGGCTGTTATATTTTTTTCAACTAGGCCTCCGATGCGGCAATCCTTCTTGGCGGATTCAAGCTCGTTCTCATAGTGTGCAATAAAATCTGGTATTGCGTCAAGGTTAGCAGTTATACGACTATACCACATGTTCTAGTTCCTTTGCAAGCCACGGAAACAACTGCTTCCAATCAGTGCCTCGGCGTCGGTCTTTTTCGTTTAAGAATGTTTTTAATTTTAACATTTCTGCAGGATTTTTCTTAGTGTTTTGGATAGACGCAAAAATGCCTGCCATGTATTGTTTGCTAACGCCATCAGGCATTTGAGCCAATACTGTTTCAAAATCACTATCAAACACCCCTGCGCCAAGTATGGCAGGATCCATGTAACTAGGCTGCGGCGAAACCACTGAAAAGAAATGTCCAATAGGTCTAGTCTCGCGCCAGGCGGCCAGCCAGTTCATGAGTTTAGGCATGGTTTTGATTGTTAGCACACTGATGGTTTGGTTGATATTGAGAGTCAGCCATTTGTGTTGTCTGAGCATGTCAAAGTTAAACAACCAACGATCAATGTTCATACCCCAGCGAACAAACTCTTGTTCGGGACCAGTGCAGTCAATGCTACAAGTGATGTCTATTCTTTTTAAATGCTTTTTAGACAACAGGTCTCTGAATTTTTTTAGATAATCATGTAACTTGACATGGTCAATCATGAGATTGGTTACAATATTGAGCTCTAGTCCTGGGTGTGCTACCTGATCAAAGTACTCTAAGCAACGATCAAACTCGCTCTGATAAAACGGTTCGCCGCCTAACACATGAAGGCGTAAAAGATGCTGACTGTTCAATTGCATCCACTGCCAAAATTTTTCAACTATCTCCGAATGTTGATTGTGTATAGTAACTGATTCTAGTACTACACCTTGGTCATCAAATTTCCCAAACTTAACATTCTCTTGGTTAATTTTGCTACTGAGCTCAGGTATGCAGTACAAGCAACCAAGGTTACAAGTATTGTTGAAGTAGACTTCTAATACTGTAGGGGTTACCTGTGTAGCACTGGGATCAACATTGAGTTCTTGCGGAACTCGATTGGGGTGATCCATGTGTATGTGTCTATCACTGGCACCACCAGCTTGTTCAATATTTTTACAATACGAGCAACTGTGCTCTGGCCATTGTCCGGCCAACATAGCTTCGCGATCTTGTATCTTTATTGGTGTGTTGTGAAAACTATCAAATGTTGCCAAAGAAAAATCACTCCATGCAGTTCTATGACAACTGGCAGTACGTGCTTGATGCAAGTACAATGTGCTCCAGTTCCATTTTAACTGACATGAAGTGGCTGTTCTTATAGGAAACAACCTTGCGGGCATTAATTTTCCCAGTCTTCCTCGTTGTAGTCTTCTTCTTCAGACTCTTCTTCGTCTTCGGCGTAGTCTTTGTCGTTGTCTAGATATGATGTAAGTGCTGTTTTGATATCCCTGTCACCTTTAAAAGCATCGCGAATATCCTCAACATCACAATCGTTATCCATTAAAATTTGAACCACAGTCTCTGCGGCTTCGGCACGATCTACAGTGTTGACGTAGCGTTTGAGCTCGCCCCAAATTTCGCTTACTACCTGTTCAATCATTCTGTCTCCTCCTCCACTGTAGTTACCTCTTCCTTGCGTTTTCCAAACTCAGCCATTACAACATCCAAACAACCACTTTCGTTGCTTTCCCAGCCTTTGCGGAAGAACTTAATAATTTCACCATCCAGGGTAGTGTATGCAAGACGGTTACCATCTTTCTTGAGGAACCCTTTTTTCTCAGCCAAGTCAACAAGACCTGAGTAAGGGTTCATGCCTGTTTCGTAAGGAATCTTCACCTGCACACCTTCAAAGGGTTTGGCATAGCGAGTTTTCATGACCTTACAGGCACTACGAATACCCATAACGTCAGTTACTTTGTTGCCGTCTTCGTCCTCTTTGAGCTTGAGTTTCTTCATAGCAACAACAATAGAACTAGCATAGATAAAGCCCTGCCCGCCGCTAATCTTATCGTCTGGATCAAACATGTCCTGACTTGCGTATGTGTGGTTAGTACATACGAGGCCGACATTGTAACTACCAAACATGTTTACACAGTTCCGTACTAGGGCAGTGAGAGCTTTGGGTTTTCTACCCAAGTCGCCTTTAAGATCACCGCTATCAAACTGGTTGATGTCCGTAGGTGTCAGTAACATTCCCAAAGAGTCAATAACAAAAAGAACCTTTGGCCGTTCTCCGTCGGGCAGAGCTTTATAGTCACTCATGAATGTTGAGATAGTTTTGGCAACATCATCAATCATTGCCATGCTCAACTTCAAGAGTTTGTTTTCATTGGTGTCAACCCCCAAGGCCTTGAGCCAATCTTCGTCAAGGGCGTTTTCTGAGTCAATCAACACAACAAAGATACCTTGCTCTTGTGCGTTCTTGATAATGTTGCCGGAACAAATATAGCTTTTACCAGCACCAGATTCGCCGGCAAACACAGTGACCTTGCCTAGTGGAATTCCACGGTTAAAGTCTCCACTGATAAGATAGTTCAAGGCATAGTTGCCTGTGGAGATCCAATCAGTAGGATCGTTAAATCCGATACTAAGACCATCAATGCTCTTAGTGATTTCCTTGCGGAACTTGCTTACGTCAAAGGGTTTTCCCATGTTTACTCCAGTATAATAAAGTTATTTTGTACCAATGAATTTTTGTAGAACATCTGTCTGTATTGTAGCATATTGTTTTCAATGTTGTCAAAGTTTGCCAACGGCATTTTGTTGTTCACACAAGGTATGTTGTTCTGTTCACACCAAGACTGATAAGATTTGGGTGTGTCAATTTGCAAAATTGGCGTAATGCTTACATTTAGTGTAGTGTACAGTTCTTGAAAATTATTAAGGTCAGTGTCATTGGTGCGATCATCCACTAACCACTTTTGGAAGGAACTTCTTCCCAAATTGTTATAATCAACACAAAGGTTAAACCATCCAGCACAGAGTTTGTCCACACCAAATGGGTTTGGCATAAAGTAGTCAGCATCTTTGCTAATCAACTTGATGCTGTCATACTGTTCCTCAATGCGATGCACAAGTTGATTGAGCTTGTACATGGCCTTGGGAAAGTGTTTGTCTGTTAATCGCTCAATATTTGGGTACTGCTGATGCAGTTTGGCCCACTCTCGATGCAATCTATTCAAATGATGCTGTTGACTAGGATCAAGTTCAAAGTCAAAAGCATCAATTTGAAATTTAGTTTGCAGTAATGTCCGTATGTTTTCAAAACATTCAATTAGATCTTTACTCAGAGAGGCAACGTCTAGGTTTGATACAGTGTAGTTGTTGATTGATTTGGCATTGAGTTGGCCAACAAAGTAATCGTAAACACTGCGATCAATAACCGATAACTCGATTACATCATGAGTGGCAGTCCAGCGTAGCTTTGGCATACGATGAATGAGGCCTTTCGGCCTCATTCCCATTTACTGCTTGTTCTGACGTGCTCGAATCATTGCCAAGATGTCTTGGGCATTCTTGTTGTCAGCAGGTTTTGCTACTGGAGCAGTGGCAGTTGCTGGCTCGTCATCTTCCCATGCTGGGGTTTCTGCTACTGGAGCAGGAGCGGCCTTGGCTACTGGAGCAGCCTTGGCTGGTGCATCCTCATCACCGGCAGTGCTAGCACCTGGCGCCTGAACGCCTGCAGGACGGAAATACTGACCCCAACGCTCGGTGTCATATGGTTGACCATCAACAGACGCTTCAAACATTTCCTTGATCACTTTGAGCTCAACATCAGTTGGCTTCTTGGGCAAGAATGTTGCCAAGTCATACAAGCCATGCTTGTCAACTGCGGCTTGTTCTTCTTCGGTCAATGCGCTCTCTTTGCGAGCCCACTTAGAACCGTTGTAGTCAGCAAAGCCGCCTTTGCTACCCTTGCTGATACGGAAGTCCAAACCACGCAGGTAGTCAGTTGGCAGTTCTTCCAACTCAGGATCCATCAACGCACCTTTGATAGTGGTAAAGATCTGAGGACCAATGATGAATCTACGGATGGGATTCTCAGGAGTTTTGTCTTCGCTAAGTGGGTTCTCACGCACAAAGCCTTGGAAGAGATAACTGCGCTTCTTCCAATACTTGCGACCCATGTCCTCAAGTGATTTGTCTTTGAACCAAGTACGCACTTCTGCCAAGATTGGGCATGCGTCGCCCCACATCTCAACACAGGGTACCTGAACCATAACTTGTTTTGATTCCATTTCTCCTTTGATGCCATTGAATGGCAGTCGGATCATTGCACGTTCGACCCAGAAAAATGTGTTTTTAGAATTGCCGTCTGGAAGAAAACGGACTGTTGCTGATTGACCTTCTTCCATGTTCCAATGTGGATAAATGCTGTTATCCCCACCGGTGGATTGCCCACCTTGTTTGTTTTCAGCTGCCTGTAGTCGTGCTCGAATTTCTGCTAAAGATGCCATAGTATATTCTCCTTTAAGTTGCCTATGTATGTTGCCTATCTAAATTACTTAGATCAATTGTTGCCTGTGCCACAAAAGAAAAAGCGCAAACACCGTAGTAGTATATGCGCTTTTTTCTACTGTGTCAAGTTTATTTATCTCATTTGAGCAAAGCCAATGATTTTATTCTTGCCAGAAGTGAGTTGCTGTCTTTTGACTCATAGTAGCTGTCAGTTACAGCGGCGCGGGAATCCATGGGGTCTTGCTCGCCCATGATGCCAGTTGCCATGCCCATGCCACATTCTGCAAGTCAATGTTCTGGGCAGTACTCGCCTTCGGCTGTCATGTTGCAACCACTGCTTTCGGTCGCTACTGGCATAGCCATTGGAGAGATAAGATTTTCATTCAAGCCCAAATCGTCGTACAGTCGTTGTGACACCCATTCATATGGATCACCGGTACGGGCTTTCTTTGTGCCATATGGCATGTCATCAAAGTAGTAGTCATACAGGGCTTCGTACAAGTCTTGGTCCAGGTCACCACCTTCTTTGAATACTTCTACTTCTTTGCTGAAGCGTTTGAGTAAGTGCTCTAGTGTGTGACCAGTTGAATCTGTTAGCACACCTTCTTTGACTGGCACACCAGCGTGTTTTAGAATTGACAACAATTCTGCGTTTTCTTTAACCTCTTGTGTGGCTTCGGGAGGTACTACAACACCTTTCATAATTTCAGGGTCCTTGTTTATAGCACTGTGCAAATCAGTGGCTGCCGCAGCCACTGTATTATCACCAGTTTCAGTATAACCTTCGGCCATTGGTGGTGCAGGTTGCGCTACTGGTGCAGGAGCACCAGGAGTGGCCGCAGGCTCAGTGTTTACTGGTTCCATTCCAGCATCAGGTTCAACTGGTGTGGGAGTTTGAATGCCTAACTCTTTGAGTCTTTCCATGACTTCAGTGTCATTCCAAGCATTGGCTCGTGGATCACGTGCGGCAAGTTCGCCGAGACGATCAAACAAAATGTCATCACCAACTAAGTCATACAGTTGTTCTGTGGCGTTTGTGGCATCTGGGCCCACAATCAACTCTTTGCTCATAAGAGTTTTGAGTTTGTCTAATTGTTCAGGAGTTTCTGGTAAGTTCCATGTACCTTCAGCTAGATTGTTGATCCAGCTTTCAAAAATTTCTGCTTCTTTCATTTCTTGTCCTCGTTGCTGTATTTTTGCCAACAATGGCAACGCAGCCTCAATACGGCTGTCAATGGTTTGCTCGATGAACAAGGTTTTGATTTCGTCAACCACTCCATCTTGTTCAGTAATTGTGGCCGGATGCCACGATTCAAAATACTCTGCATATCCACGGCTTGTGCCCATGCGTTTGAGATTCTCTCTCAAACTGTGGTAGTATACATGTGCTTCGGTAATAAGGTCTTGGGTCGAGCCTTCAACAATGCGACTGTTGCTGGCGCGGTTGAAACGGTTCAACACTGCAATTTCGTTTACAGTTTCAGTGATGTGATTGCCACGAATGTCATAGGGTTTGCCACCTTGACGAACGTGTTCTAACATAGCACGACCGCCCATCAAGCTCTTGAAGCCCAATTTAAAACGCTCACCATCTGCTGTTTCGATAAACAGTTTTTCAACATAGCGATGACGTGCGTCGCCTTCGCCCAGAGCACGATTGTGTACTATTTGCAATCTTGCTTCGGTGGGTTGGCCAGTGTAGCTGATCTTGCGTGTTCCGTAGTAGCCTTCAAATAGGCCTTCTTGTATTGCGGCCAGTCCTTGCATGGTATACTTGAGCTGGCTAATGTCTTGTATGGTCTTGGTCCAACGATTGCGTACTGCTACTTGCCCTAGGTGGCTGATAAAATCAAAGAATTCGCTCTTGTCATCGCCTTCCATGGTCTTGCCCAGATTGTCCCCGTACATGATTTTGCAATCGTTATCAACATCAAGCACAATAACCATGGTACCATAGTTTTTGCCGGTGCCGCTTACATAGTCAAAGGTAAAAGTTTTAGCGTTTTCAGCGTCAGTGGGCTTGCCCATTTTGTCCAGCATTTCGGGCTGAATGTCCCGAGTTGCTAAAAAATCAAGCAATTGTTGTGATAATGTATTTTCTGTAGCCATGGTCGTGTATTTAGCGCATTACTGAAATGAAGGGCATGGGCTCAATGATATTATCTGAGTGGTCTTTGAGGTGTGCATCTAAGTCGCTGTGATAGGTCTGCAACATCATCAGCATGCGGGTAGCCAGCAAACTAGCCATAACCAAGTCATCAGTTTCCCCAATTTTTGCTTCGTAGCTAGCACCGTTGGCTACAAACGTTTTAAGCTCACTAACCAAGGGTTTTGAGTAGATTTTCATACGCCCAGATTCTACCAAAATTTTAAATTTGTTGCAGGCCACAATTTTACTTTTGTTTGTGGTGTTAAATCCTTTGCGGAATCTACGCCCAGTAGATCCTGTCACAGAGTTATCACTCAAAAAGTAACCTGGAATGTTTTCTTCGCCGTATTCACTGATAGATATCAAGGCCGCTTCGCCTAGTGTGTTGTTTTCCACGCTGTAGTAGATACTTTTGTTGTCCTGTACTACGCTGTGTATTTCTTTTATAATGTCGGCCATGATGCGAACCTGTGTGGGTACGTCAGTTTTGTTGTGTCGCCATTCTGCAATTTGCTCAGTGGTATCTGCTTCAAATACCTGTATGGCCGCAGGGTCGCCGCCAGTACCTAGACTAGGGTCTAGTGCAACAATATAGA